GCCACGGGGCGGCCTAGCTCAAGAAGTGCCTTAGCATAAGCAACGATTTCTCCTTGCGCACCGTGACCAATGCGTAAAGAGATGAAATGGAACAAAGCCTGAAGGGAACAGGTCCAAACGAAGCTGGAATAAAGAGCAGAAGGAAGAATACCCCTAGCTTGCTCCTTGCTCACGCCCGTAAGCAGAAGCCCTTCATAGGCCTGCTTGCAAGCCTCTACGGCCTGTGAATACTGCATGAGTGCCAGCACTTGCTCTCGGGCTTCAAGCGGCCCTGCGGAAGCTTGGCGATTGTCTTCGCTTTGCTGCAGGAATTCCATGGGAATGTAAAATTCTGCTTCTTCAGCCGAACAATAGCGAAAGCTCTGCTCATTCCAACCGAGTTGATCGTCAACATATGTAGAAGCAATCGTATGTTTATACCACTGCCTAGCGATAAACAATGGCGCCTTTACTTGCCACTTAAAGACCACTCCCCGAAATGGGCTGGTGTGACGATTTCTGGCCAAATAAGAGAGCAGTTTTGCATCTCTATCGCTCCACTGCTCAGACCTCGCGCCAAAGCTTTGTCTAGCATCATTGACAATAGATAGGCTATTTCCCATCGAGTCAATCAAGGCCAATTGACTCTTGCTGTCGCCAAGAGGATCAATGCAGGGGGAGATGGCCATACGATGCCAGAGCGCGAGATTATCCTATCATGTCGTTGCGGTAAAAAGCCTTGTCGTCGCAACGCTCCACGGCAGCCACCAAAGCATTAGCTGCTTCTTCCTTGGTGGCAAAACATCCTAAATACTGATTCTTGTACCTCGCCTCCCAAGGTTTTGTCTGGGACCGACGGGAATCAAAATACACGCCCTTGATCCCGCTTTTATTGCGCGATGAAATCTTGGCGTTGAGCAAATTTTGCTTGTTGCTGCATAACCGAAGATTTGACGGGCGATTGTCTGTCTTGTTTCCGTTAATGTGATCAACGAGTGCTGTCCCTGGGTCTTCGCTGTGAACCAAAAACCAAACGATGCGGTGCACAAGACAGTCTTTTTTATCTAGCCTGACTCGGATGTAACCAGCGTTAGTTTTTCCTGTAATTTCCTTGCCAATAATAGTCCTTCGTGCCGTCCTTTCTTTCCAGTAGAGACGACCTTCGCTGTCTACTTCAAAAACTTCTTGAAGCCGCTCCAGTGGAGGGAGGGGGCTAAACTTAGTCATCAGCTCATCCTAATTGAGTTGGTCACGGACTAGGAGGTAGCACTCGCTGGTCCAATACCATTATGGCCTGCGATTGGAGCTTTTACCATCACCAAGAGGATCAAGCATTGTCATTGAGAGAGGAGGGCGATGGGGCGGATGCGTTGAATTGCCACTGTACTAGAGACGAGAGCATTTTCTTGCTCCCATTCGACCATTGCAGCTTTTCTTCCATTGCTCCCTCTCGTGAACCCTTGGAAGATGCCGTAGATGGACGTTGGCACCAGACCAGCCCCTGTGAAGGCGACCAATGCCACACGCTCTCCTGGCGTCCAGTCATAGTCCTTTGGCAAACGCCTTAGTGTATACCTTCGGGAAACTGGACGCAAGATTTCGGTTTTTTCACCATCCTCCACTGCCCGTACAAACTGCTTGCGACCATCGTTCGTTTGTAGCCTAGTAACAAAAGAAAGCTTGTTCATCATGAGTCAGTATTCTTTGCCAGTACAGTTTTATTACAATGGTCGAAACCACATGCGTCATATGGGTCCGTTCGAGCATTCAACAGAGCGTGAATTTGCGCTAACGGTCAACCGTAAAGCCATTGATGACTGCTCTAGCTTGGAGACTCTTAAGCCCGTAGCTAAGAATCTTTTGGAGGGATGGTCCTCCCTGCAAACAGCAGTACAAAGCTTGATGCTGGAGAACATTCAACTTCGTCAAGCAATGGCAAAGCAACAAGTAGACCTAGAGGCAGCAGAAGAACTCATCCAAGGCGCCTCTATCCTGATTGACGACTTACGAGGTGAGAGGCAATCAAAGAAATCCAGGCGGAGTCTTTGGCCATTTGGCTAGTCAGGAGGAAGATGGTCCATCCGCTCGTGTATGCGAGATTATATTTTTTGCAATCTCGCTCATAACCAGAGCCAGTGACATGGCGGCCACGATTGTAAACGCCACCCTGGATTTCGATGCCAGTAAGAGAGAGGGGGTGAGCAAAGTCAAGGCGATACCTTTTCGAGCGTTTGCTTTTTGCATAGCGCTCTTGAAAATCTTTTTCCCACGCATCAATATCAGAAAACTCTCGTTCAAGAATTAACTGAGGATGATGAGCTTGCCAAAGACTGAGAAACTGATCTTCAAGAGCGCTCAAGACTTAGACGGCAGCTAGTTGTACCCTAGCGCTTTGGTTTTGATAGGCGCCTGTGTAGGCTTCGCCCACTTCCTCAATGCCGAAGAGGACCAACTGAGCAATGCCTTCATTGGCATAGAGCCGAATGGGAAAGCCTGTAGGGTTGACAAAGCACATGGTCAGATAACCAGTCCAGCCAGGTTCAATGGGAAGAATATTGGCAATGAGCCCACAGCGCCCATAAGTAGATTTGCCTTCGCACATTGCGAAAACATTATTTGGCATGGAGATCAGCTCAAGACTAGTGCCAAGGCCATGACTATGGGGAGGGAGAATAAAGAAACAAGAACCATCAACTTGCTCAATGAGCTTTGATTCAGTGGGTTCGGCTTCAAAACATTTGGCATCTAGCTCGCCAGGCCCATCACCATTGTCGTTTGTTGTGAAGACAAGGAACTCTACGGAAGACAAGCGAATGTCATAGCCTGCCTGCGAGAGCCCATAAGAAATTGCTTTTGTGCCATTGTCAAGCGTGCGGCGCTTTTCGCCAACAAAGGGCAGAAAAATGTCATTTTCGGCAAGCTTGGCAATTTGCCTGTCGTTTAGCAGGGTCATGGCAATAAAAGAGGAAGAATAAAGGGGCGATTGCTCGCCCCGTGACCATCAGAAGAGGTCGTTGGATTCAGAACTTTCGTTCTGCCAGACGCTGGCATAACCCTTAGGGCCATCCTTATCGCCTTTCACTTTGACAGAACCCGTGAATCCAGGGGCACGATCAGAAGTGCGCTTGTCATTAACCCAGACGGCCATGTCAAGACTGTAGTTGCCGCGCTCATTAGGGCCTGCCTTCTTCAGTGCGTTCAGCACGTCAGGAGTGAGGTCGATAGCAGCAGTGATTGGGGGCCTGTTGGCCATGGTGTTTCTCCTAGGGAGTATTGGAGCCCCTGTTCAGGGCAGGTTCATCTTACCCCCTATCCATCGTCAAGGCAAACGCCTTCCCGCCTGGATAGAACTGATTGAAATATCTCTTAACAGTGTCCCGCATGACGGCTTGCTGTTGCACCAGCTCAAAGCCATCCATTTGCAGCACTTGCAGCTCAGCTTCGCGCTCTGGCTCTTCAGGGTCATACACGCTGATCACGCAATACGCCTGCTCGATGTCAATGCCATACATTGCTTCGGCGGCCATGGAATAGGCACCAAGTTGTTTCTTGTAGTCAGCGAGCTGATAGTCAGGCTTCACCTTGTAACTGGTTTTCCAATCCATGAGTGCAATTGAACCATCAGCCATGAGCGCCAATTGATCAAGCGTTCCTGAATAGCCAATTTTCTCCCCATCGTCCCACCATGCCACTGCACTTTCAGCAAGAATAGGCTTTTCAATGAGCTGCAGGAATGGTTCGATGGCAGTGAAATAAGGGCGCCATTCTTCACGATGTTCGAGATGATTTTCAATGTCTTCCCCATTGAACAGATCTTCAATCACGCCATGCATCCAGGTGCCACGGTCTGCAGCGAGCCTGGTGCGTCGATTTGCCTCCTCGTTGCCTACGCGCTTTCGCCAGTTGATGAGCGCCATGATCTTGGCCACGGGTGCCATAGAGGACAGTACTGTCGTCACAGACGGCAGCAACATGCCCTCTGGCACATTTGGGAACTGGTTACAGGTGTAATGGCGTTTCCCGTCGAGGGAGATCCGACTAGGCTCGTAACGCTCAAGAGAAGGCATTAGACGTTCAAGGGAAAGATCCAGACACGCCACTACCTGCTTTTAACGCAATAGCCGTTAGAAGAGTAGTAGCCAAGTGGACAAGTTTTGCCCACTTTGACAATGGGATCATTGCAGGCCAATACTGGCATGGAAAGCAGGACAATGGCAAGAAGAAATTTCATGGGTTTTGAAGGGCAAGTTTAAGCTTGTGAATGCCAGTAATGAAGTAGCCGTAGTCCCTGGTCTCAGTGACTGGTTTTTCTTTGTCACACACTTGGCAAATGCCAATCCATGTTGAAGAGCATCCCACGCTATAGACGCCCCATTGAATGCCACAATCTTTGCAGCAAACATAGGCATTTTCAAGCTTTTTGATGAACTTCCTTGTTTCAGCTTTGCTCATCGTCTTTGTAGCAAATTGCTCGTGCTTGCCATAGTAGAGCCTGACAAAGCACGCTTTCATCAGGATCTGCATCTTCGGCGTACACCACATGGGCAGCTTCCCATGCTTGTAACCATTGCTCTTTAGAAGGGAATTGCCAGCTTGTCATTAGAGGTCAAGAAAGTTTTCAATGAGCCAGGTGCCAATCATCCCTGCAATGAAAATGCTTAGCAGGAATGTCGCTGACACTACGATGGAAATAAAAATGGACATGGTTCATCAAAGGGAGAGCCGTCAGGGTTGAGAACAATTGTGCCAGCTAAGGCCCGTGCGAAACGGGCCGTTGCTAGGTCTATCGCTTTCCCTGCACAAACACCTCCACTCCTTTAATGGCTTGATCCACATTGCCCTCTTCGCAGATGGCGCGAAGACAATCAATCTCTTTTGCCATTGCTGCTTTGGTAATTTCAATGCCCTCCTGCTTGATCCATGCCGTGACCATAGTCGTCACCACATTGGCGAACATGGCTTTGTCTTTAATATCTTCGCCCTTGGACAGACCAAGATTTTCCAGGGCTGTCTTGCCAGCCATCATGCTGCCACGTTCTTCTGCGTAGCCGAGGGGGTTGGCTTTACAGAATCCAAGGAGTGCTGCTTTCCCGTCGAACTCACTGGTACTGGCGGGAGCAGCTTCCGTGCTTCCAACAGGCTTAGAAGGCTCTGTAGCTGCCGCTGCTTTCGTGCTTGTCCGCGCAGCAGACTTCGTTGTTTCCTGCTGGAGCGGGAGCTTGGGAACGTCCTTTTCATCACTCTTAGGAATGTCTTCGCCAGAATACAGTTTGAGGCCGAGTCCAGTGAAAGTGGCAATGCACTTCACGCTGGCACGTTGGATGTTGTCGCTTACGGCACGAGCATCGAGCTGCTTAAGGGCATTGTGCTTGTTGTCCATGAGCGGAAACACCAGTGCAGGAGTGCGCTTGATGCCATCTGTCAGAAAGGGACGCAGTAACCAGCAGCCTTCCTGGCCAAATACAGGCCATCCCATTGAGCTTTCTTCAAAACTCACATAGACAGAAGGAAATTGCTCCTTCAAATAGCGAAAAGCAAAGGGCCAGGAAAGATACGACAAGCCCTTGTAGTTCTTCTCGACATGCTCTCCAATGGGAAGCTCATAAGCTTTCGTGAAAGCTTCAGGGCTGATTTCCAGGGGAGAGAAGATGCCGTTCATGCGGTCAGTCATTGCCATTGATGCAGGGGAGTCCATAGAAAAATCAACAGGATTGTAAAAAAGAGTTTTAGCAGCAATCATTGTTCAGTGCTGTCCAAGTTGAAATGGTTGTCATAAAAGATAATGACTTTGGATGGCTTTTCGTGCTCATCAACAAGCACGCTTGCACCAGGCAGGGGCCATTCTGGTGCCACTCGGACATCGCTGATGCCCTCAGTAGAGTCCCAGGAAAAGCCTGCCTCCATTGCGCCAGGTTCAAAGCACAACACCACATCAGGATCTTCGTCTTTAATGGCTAGATCAGCATCCCGCAAGGCTTGGATGAGTTCAGACAGTTTCATGCAGGTTCAGGAGAGGAATGATCAATAACAAGAGGCCAGGCGCCGTCAGACAGCATGGCGCTACCTTCAAACACTGGCGTGGATCGCACGAGACGCTCTAAAGCTTCACTGCGAGAAATGTCGCCATCATGCGCAATGGCAGAAAGATGGTCGAAGGCTTGATCGCTCAGTGTGAAATGGCGACGCCGTTTATTGCCGTTGTAAACGCTTCTAGCCATAAGGGGCCGCAAAGGGCATCCCCACAATAGCCCCAGCTTCAGCCCTGACAAGCCTTGCAGTCATTAGGAAATCTTATGGCCTCGTCCGTTGCAAACCGCATCAGGAACTGGCATGATAGTGGGCGCTGTACCTTCGCCTCTACATGGCATTCTCAATTCTGGACTTCGTGGACCAACTGGAACCAAGTCCAGAGAAAGGCAAGTACATGTGTCCTGCCTGTGGAGGCAATGACTTTACCGTCAACAAGGGCAACGGCGGCTACAACTGCTGGCACGATCCTTCAGCAGCACACCGTGCTCAAATTCGGGACGCCCTTGCTCCAATGGTGCGATGGGAGAAGCCCCCTCGTGATCCAGGGCATTATTCCTTTCCCTATAAAAACAACAAGGGCGAGGAAGTGGTGGTCGTTCATCGTGACGACACCAGCGGAAGCAAGCGCATCTGGCAAGACTTTCCCACCATTGACCATTCCGCTCCTAGCCATAAGGTGCAGCTTCAAGAAATTAAGGCTCGCATTCTTCCTTATAAATACGAAGAAGCAATTGCTGAAGCAGAACTTACTGGCCTTCCCATTGTCATTGTTGAAGGCGAACTCACTTGTGAGGCTGTGTGGAGCATTGGTCTTCCATCTGTCACCTTCCTAGGCGGCAGTAAGCAATACCGCACCAATGGAGACTATACCAATCTCTTCAAGAATCAAAAGCTCGTTCTAGCTCCTGACAGGGATGAGCAAGGTGTGGCATTCATGCGCGAGATTGAAAATGATAACCCTGGCGCACAGTGGCTTTATGCTGATCCTCATTCTTGGGAATGGCAAAACCTGCCTAGCGGCAATGGTTTAGACCTTGCTGATTACATTGAAGAAGGCGCCACTAAAGATGATTTACTTGCCTCCATTGTTTCCAAAGGGAAACATGCTGGGCACGATGGCAAGCCATCATATGAGGAAATCATTTCTGCCATTGAAAACTTTGTTGGCCTCTATGCCAATGACGCACGCATCACCTACGAAGCTAGTTCCTGGCTGGAGCAGCGTGGTGTCAAGATGGGACAACAGAACATCGACAGGATCATTGATGAAGCAAAAACACGCATCTATGGGAGGGAAGAAATTGAAACAATTGATGCCCTCACCATTGCCAACTCCGAGCAATGCAGGGAATGGCTCATTGCAGGCATTATGCCTCTAGGTAGTGTCATGCTCCTTGCTGCATCAGGCGGCACTGGCAAGAGTACGCTCATCTACAACTGGGCGTTGAACATTGCCTTGGGACAGTCATGGAGTGGTAGGCGTTGCATGAGGGGCAAAAGCCTGATCATTCAAAGTGATGAACCATTAGTGGATACCAGCGAGAAGCTAGGCGTTATTGGTTTTCAAGAAGCTGGCTTGGAAGAGGGTGAAATTGCATTCTGGGAGAGCTGGCGTTTTGGCCACATGAAACAGCTAGAGGACTATGTGCGTAGGCATCGTCCTTTGTTTGTTGCCATTGACTCCCTCACGGCCTGTCTTGCTGGCATGGACGTAGATCTTGTGAAGAGCAGCGCAGGTGACGTTATCTATGGCCTTCGGGACATTGCAAACAAATACAAATGCAGCATCTGCATCCTTCACCATTTGAACAAAAGTGGAGGACTGCGTGACTCTACAAGCTTCGTAGATAATGTGAGCGAAGTGGTAAAACTCACTCGTCCAGAAAATAACCCCGACCCTAATCAGTTTGTCTTTGAATGGTTAAAGAGCAGGAGCGGACTGACGGGTAAGCATAATCTGCAGCGTGACACGCTTAACTATGGTTGGCGCTATGCAGGGCCAGTTGGCGGTTCCCTGGAGGAGCTGGATAGGGTGATCAATGCTGTCAACATGCGGAAGAAGGAACGTCTCAGTAGGCAGCAAGTGGCCTCTCTCTCTGGTAATTGGGACGCAGCTTCTGCGGGTAAGATGCTGGAAGTAGCCAGGCGGCAGGGTTTCATTGCTAGTAGCTTCCAAGATGGTCCTAATGGCGAGAAGGTTCGTCTCTACCATTCGTGGGAGTATGAACCATCTGCATGGGAAGATAACACGCCTGCTGTTAGCGCAGAGAAAGAGGAGGAATTCTTTTAGAGAATCGTGACTGCCCTATAATTATGACTGCTGCATAATTATTGCTCATGAAAATTATCTGGGCAGATAACGACCCTTCATGGGGCATTCCTAATCAGGAAGAGGTGAGGGAAGAACTTGCGAAAGACCAAGAATCTTCCCCATCGGAAACTTTTCAAGAAGAAACTAAAGAGAAAAATGCTTGGCGGTTTAAGGGGTTCGGCTGAATGCCAATAAGAAAGGGCCCTTAGGGGCCCTTTTCTCTTAATACGATCAATAACGGTAGCCCCGATAATCGCAGGCGGGACAGTGGGTGTTGTACTGCGGCGGCCATGAGGTGAGACAAACTGTTGAATTGCTGTCTAATAGCTCGTGCCCGCAATTAGGGCAGGCAATGCCGTTTGGTTTTGTGACCATAAACAGACTATTGGCCGCAAGGGCAAAACGATTGTGCTCGTCGAGACTGCGAAGATCAGTCATCGAGAGCCTCCGCTTCGATGCCATGCTTCAGAATCCATTGAATTACTTCTGACATTTCGTCGGCAGTAACGCATCGCTCCACTTCGAGGCAGACGAGTCGTTCGGGCTCGACAATTAAACGAATGCCCATGACGCCCTCGCATGGAATGCGGAGCGCATCTAGTAGTCCGAGAATTTCTTGGCTGCGGCCTGTGATGTACTTCATTCGGGCAGGGGAATCAGTCATTGTTTCCCTCCAACTCGTTGGCAATAGCGAGAATTTTGTTTCGGCAAAATGCTGCGCCTGGCACATCTTCAACAGAATAGGGCGTGAGCTGATCCGCAGCAGCCCGCAGGACGGCGGCGGCACAGCGATAATCTTTTTCGAGAGGGCCATCTAGCCAGCCACAGTTATTCATGTAGGCATCCAGTACCGCATCCGCAGCGGGGGATAATTTTGGACCGATGCCGTGGCCGCAGAGCAATAGCAGTTCCTCGCTTTCTTCTTCAGTGAGGTCACTTTTGTAGGACTTGTCGAGCAGCGCCTGAACATCGGGGGAGAGGTCAGTCATTGAGGGCCTCCAGGGCGCGGCGGATAACTGCCATGGCCGTCTGGTCATCCGTACCTGCTTCAACAGCAGCCCAAGCCTGTAATGCTCGCTCCTTCAAGCTTGGCGGCTTGGGGCGGCGGGCAAGCTCTAGATCCACGGCCCTGTGCATTTTTGTGCCATCGGGGCGATCAACCCAGCCCCACTGGTAATCCCGAATGTGATTACAGCAAGCCTCCAGCTCTTGGTCGGCGCCCCATTGGGCGGCTTGAGTGGCAATGTACTGAAGCCTGTCAACGGTAATGGCCACCATAGTGAGCTTTCCCAGTCCATCTGTGTATTCAGGGGCCCTGCGCCATTCATCCACCAGCTCAGGCGGTGGGGTGATCGGATGGTCAGTCATTGTCGATCAAGATAAATAAGGAATAAAAGCAACCACAAAGACGGCCCAAGTTCCAGGGAAATTGCGTGAACAGCTTCCCGTAGCTCAGTCATCAAGCTGCTCGACAACGGGAAGTGATGGGCCAAGGGTTTCAAGCCAGCACAACATGCACCAATGACCTTCGAGGCCTTCGATGTCGCTGCTGATGTGGTGCTTGTGCGTGCCGTGCTTGGGGCAGACAATCTGCTTGTTGGCAATCTTTAGGTTCAAAAAGTCAGTCATGACTTTGCACGAGAAGGGACAGTCCATTGCGCGGCATCGCGCTCAGCTTGGCAATTCTTGTCTTTGCCATAGAGCCATGCTTCCGTGCTTTGGCCAGGCTTAGGGCCGTTGCGAGGAAGCTTGATCAAACGAGGTTCGGGCATGGTTCGTCTGAGGAACTCGCTCATTGTACACCACTGTCAATGGGTGTCAATTTGTGCACTGGAATTTGAAACGTGCTTCCACGACTTTCCTCTTCTTGCCTTGGAAATAACCATAGGGCTAACTCCATAGTCTTGGGCCAACACGCGACAAGTTTCAGTTGACTGCCGAATTTCAATAACATCTTTTTCTGTTAATTTGGCCCAGCAAGATTGCTCCCCCCTTATCAACGTCCCATCCCTTTCCCTGTCAGCGCCCGCATTTTGCTGGTAAGTGCCATACGATAAGTTGTCAGGACAGTTATCCCTGCGCCCGCGAGGGCCGTGCAAAATAATTAATCCGTCGGGCTTGGGCGGCAGCCAAACTTGTGCTACAAGGTGGTGAACCAGCTTTGTCACATTTTTTTTGTTTAAGCGAAGTTTCACAGATAAATGCACTCGATCGCGTCCAGTTTCGTGCTGTCTAAGTATTTTTACAGTGTTTGTATCTTTGCATCTTTTTCTGACTCTGCCCAGGTCGCTGACCTCATAATCAAAGTCATAACCAAGAAGATGTTTCCATTTTTCTTTTGGCACAACTGTAGAGCGAATAAATCCATAGCAAATAACTCGTATTTCGCCCTGTTCGCTTACTTCCATTACGCCCTCGTATCCTGGCAAAGATGTCCAAAGCATTTAACTACTTGCAACTGCTGTCAACGCTAAATCATGTAACCCTTGCTTGATTGAACCATTGTGCCAATTTACAAAGTGGTGGACGACCCCCTTGATTTTTGCAATTTATCCCTTTACCCTCGTCCATATCCAAAAGGCATCTACGCGCCTGGGGAAACCAGGCAGTTGCAGCCCTGCGGCGCTTTTGACACAAGGAGAGCAATGGGAAGGCGAAAGGAGGTTAGGCGCCTTCGCCAGAGCACCGCACGAGCAGGCGAGCCCCCAAGGCGAGCTTTGTTCCTCGGTGCTCTTTAATATCTCTTTGCTTTTGTTGTTTCAAGGCATCTTGTAGTAAGCTGATGATGCTTTAAGCCAACGTTATGCCTTCTGCTCCCAGTTCCCCTGACGTGCTTCCCACTCTGGAACACAATGGCGTTGCAATTACCGTACTTAATCACCACGGCTATTCAACTCCTGATCGTGGACCACTGCCTAAAAGCCGTATCCTTTATGGCGCTCGTGATGAAAACAACGAACGACACTGGCGCGGAAGTCTTGAAGAAATCAGTCAGTTGATTAATCGCGGCTTCTCCATTGCTCCTCTCGCATCTGGCATTTGACAATGGAAGACTTTCAAGATTTGCTTAAAGAGCTGGAAACCATCAAGGCAAACCAAAAGGCTCTTGCTGAAAAAGAGGCCCTCTGTAAAGAGGAACTCTTTGAAGCAATGAAAGAGAATGGCCTCGAAAAGGAAGAAGGTCCCTATGGCACCGTGCGCATCCAGCGTAGGGTTGAGAAGGACTATGGCGGAGAAATTAGGGCAATGGAAGTGAAGCTTAAAGAGGCCAAGAAATTGGCTGATGACCTGGGAGACTATGAAATCATGGGCTTCAAGGAAAGCTTGGTATATACGCCTCCTAAAGATCTGTTCTAATCATTAAGACTGCTACGAGGGCCGCCTGATGGCGGCCTTTCTTTTTAAGATAGGTTAGCAATTCCTCATGAAATGAGCTTCATTGCCTCCCTGCCATCGCCCTCTCTTTCTCCTGCAGAATGGAAGGAACTGGATGTGCTGCGCAGAGCAATTTCAGACAATCCTGCTAGTGTCGTTTGTTCTCAGCAGGAACGCTTCACTGCTCTATTCGCTAGAAGCTTAATGGGAAAGGGAGATTTGCCGTTAGCATAGGCTGCAGAAAAACAGTAGTTGTTGCAATGCCTTCGCCGCAAATTAGCTTTCCAGACGACGAAACAGAACTTCGTCATGGTGTGCGAGTGTTAATGGAAGCTGGTATCAAACCAGAGCAAATTGAAAAGATTAGGGACAGGGTGGGCCGAGGGCCTGGTCGCATTCCATATAACAAAGAAACCGTAGGCCTTAGGCGCTTCATGGTTCAGGAACTACTGGCCGCAAATCTCAGCAATTCACAAATTGCTCGCGTATTGAAGCTAAGTAAGGAAACAGTCAACCAAGATCGCCAGCAAAATAGGAGTCTATGGACGGAAAGCATCCTCAAGAGCCAGGACGTGCATCGAGCCAGGCTCCTGCAGGAAGCCATTGAACTTAAAGAACAAGCCCTCTCACAGTTCGAAGTGAGCAAGAAAAAGAAAGTCACTACTATTTCCGACAGGGGAGAAAGCGTGACCATTAGCGAAGGAGCTGGTGAAAGTTCGTTCCTAACTGTCGCCAGGAACTGCCTGGAGCAGCAGGCGAAGGTGCTTGGCCTCTATGAGATCAAACCACAAGTGGAAGAGAAGAAGAGCTACAAGGGCTTCTTGGATGATCTTGCTAAAACCATTGGTGACGTAAAAGAGAAAGAAGAAAACGCCAAAGCCATTGATGCTGACTTCTCCGTAGCTGATGATGACAACCCTCCCGAAGCACCCACTGCCCTCACCAAAATCGAACTATGAAGAAAATCATGAAAATGGCTGCAATGCTGCTATTGTTTGGCAAGATTGCTTCGTAGCCCTCTCCTCCATGGATTTTTCTTCAGTCGGTGACTTCCTTCGCAAAGCAGCCTCCGCCAAGCAGGATCGCCGCAAAACCATTGATGAGAACCTGGCCCCCTTCCTGGAAGATCCAGCCACTATTGGTATTCCCCCATCGCTCTCCGAAAGCATTGAAGCGCTCCTCGAACAGCATGGTGATGAAACCTACCGCCAAGTGGCCATCTTCTGCATTGGCAAATGGCACAGCGTTCACACTGACATTCTTCAAGAGCATGTAGATAACGATGGGATGAGTGAAGCTCTGCTCACTATGAACGACCTCAGCAAGCTTTCTTCAGTGTTGCAAATGCTGGAGCAAGTGGGTAGCTTTGGTGGTGACGACTCCTGGCGCAAAATGCTCAGGAAGATTGTCGGCCAGTCAGTGCTGGAAACTCTTGAAGAACACGGCTCCGACCCTGAATCCTTTTTCTACGGAAAGTCATGATTAGGGGAAATGCGATGGATGTGTACACAGTTGCTTTTGCCAACGGAGAGATTTTCTCTTTAATGGCTAAAGATCAAACTATGGCCTGTCTCATGGCCAACGAACTTGCCCCTGGCCAGCAGCTTATTGCTTGCCACATTACTGATGAGTGGGAAGACGATGCCTGATAGCCCCATGCTTCCTCCATTGATTAGCCTTTGCATTCCGCCAGTGCTTAAGGCTGAAGCGCAAGCTATTGCTGCACAGGAACCCATCGTCCATCCCGTGTGGCGGAAGATCGAGCAGAAAGGGCGTCATTTCTTGGTGCGCACCAATGACATCCGCGACATTGAAGAGCTAGCTGATTGGGCCAGGAGCTGGCTTGTGGAGCCCGCAGAACCATTGAACAAAGCACGGCGACAGGCCTTTCAGAACGTTGTAGAACGAGCAGGCAGGCACGTTCACCTTGCTCCCGTGGGCCATTGCCATTTCATTGCCACTGGCTGGAAGCATAAGCCTACTGTTCAGCCCTATAAGCAGAGCTGATAGAAAAAAGCTTGACTCCCCTCGCCATCGTGGGCAGTATGGGCAAGTCCCTCAAAGACCTGCCATGACTGCTTTCATCACCACTTCCGAGACTCTGGGCGTGAGCGCCTTTCACAATGACGCTCTCGTCATGACTTGCGGCAATCCCACGGTCACCCATTGGCTGCGCATTAAAGAACTGCAGAACTGGCTCACCACGCTGGAAGAAACCATTCCCGCTGCCCCTGCTGCCCATCGCTACCATCTTGAGCAGCTCTACTTCTCCCTGAAGAGCGCCCACAATGCTCACATCCGCGAGCATGAGGCCATCGTCACCGAAGCACCCACGGCTGAAGATTTGCAAGAATACTTGAGTGCATACGCTGCAGCAATTGGCAATGGAACAATCTCCTGATCCCCTACCTGATCCACGCAATGAAGACTCGTATGACACCTGGGACAGGGGAATGGAACCTATCCCAGGAGACAAAACATGGACAACGCCGAAAAAAGAAAACGATGGAGGAGGAACTAAGGCTTTATGAAGAGCGCATCTATGCTCTCTACAGACAAGCCGTAGACTTCTAAAGAAAAGGGGAGGGCTTAGGCCCTCCTTTTTTTTTTAATGACGAGATTCCAGCGGCACCGAAGAGCTGATTGCTCTACAGGAGTTGAAGAACCTGCCCTCCATACCTTGTCATCGTACTCTGACAAAGGTAGTTATCGCTACAACAAGACAAAAGAAAAGAGGAGCTTTCGCTCCTCCTCTCTTGCTTAAGCTTCCGATGCCACAGTCTCCTCAGGAGCTAGCTCGACTAAGGGAACAGAACCCTCACTGGCAAACCATGCGACCAGGGACAGACCTCGCGGTAAGCCCATTCTGTTCAGCAGCGTCCACCCTCACGGCGTCAACGACGGACCTTTCGGCCAGGACCAACTTAAGCAAGAGAATCGTAGCACGGAATGACCAGGACAATGGCAAGGGAAATTGTGATACGCTGGACTTTCCATCAGGAGACTGCTGGAGAACCTCGCCAACTTTCTTCCCTTTCTAAATGCTTCGTTCTATTCTCGCTTCAGCTTTTCTTTCCATTGCCTTTTTGCCCATGCCAGCCCTCGCAAAGCAATGTGGCCAAGCCAGTTTTTACGGACCAGGATTTCATGGTCGCCCTACCGCCAACGGTGAACGCTTCAACTCTCAGGCCATGACTGCCGCACACCGCAGTTTGCCATTTGGAGCAAAAATTAAAGTGGTCAACCAAGAAAATGGTCGATCTGTAATTATTCGCGTGAATGACGACGGTCCACACTACGGTGGCCGCATTATTGATTTAAGCGAAGGTGCATTCAGTCGCATTGCCTCGTTGGAACAAGGGCTTACGCGGGTTTGCTTGACAAGGATTTAAAAGCTCAAAAGTCAAGGCGTAACGATTCCAGCATGTTATTCTTTGCCAGAGGTTGGCAATATGCTTTCCTTTGGGGCTTGGCGTGGTGTGGTCGGCTACGGTCGGGTGTGGTCCGGCAAGGCGGGGCAGCGCCAGGCAAGGAAACAATGTTTCGCTAGGGTATGATGCTCTAGGAAATATCTGAAGCGTCCCTTCGGCTGGAGGGGCGCTTTTTTATGGCCCAGCAGGCTTTCTAAAGAAATTCCTTGATCGCTCGTAAGGACTCCCTGCCATGGTATGTTTGGCTGGTCACTCACCAAGAGGTGCCGCCTCATGACCGACAGCTCCTACTACGCCAGTTCAGCGTGGAGGAGAAAACGTCAAGAACGTCTTGACTTTGACAGCCATCAATGCCAAGGGTGCGGAATTACCCGCGAACAACTTGAGCAACTGGGATGGCCGTCTCTTCAGGTGCATCATAAGAACGCAGGTCCACCGGACTTCATGTACCCATCGTTTGGTAACGAGCAAATGTCAGACCTTCTGACGCTCTGCTCTGAATGCCACGATGGCATTACCGATTCTGTCCGCCGCCAGCGTTTCAAGCTTGATCCCAGAAAACAAGTTGAGCCCGTTCTTGTAGCTACATCGTCTCTTTACGTTCCAACTTTGCTTTCTCGTTCCAATGTCCCAGCTTCCTACTGTTCAGGTTCGTTTCCAGGGCGTGAGCCCATTACTGTGCCACAACGGTCAAACCGCAGATCCCCGTAATCCCTATTCCAAGGCGATTAAGGCAATCTCTGGTAAGCGCAAAAAGACTGACGCTGATTATGATGAGATGGCTCGTCTTGAATGGCTTGCTGGTCTTTATCGTATTGATGGCGATCTGGTCATTCCTGATTACGTCATTGAAAGCACAATGATTGCAGGTGCTAAAAAGTCCAAGCGTGGCCCTCAAGCCAAGTGTGGACTGTTCTTCACCGAGCACGCTTCCCTTCTGTTTGAAGGCAAGCCAGATACCATTGACGATGAAACGCTGGCAGAAATGTTTGCCAGTGGTAACTTCGCCCACACAGTTGGAGTGAAGGTGGGCATGGCTAAGGTGATGCGCACTCGTCCAATGTTCCGTCACTGGAGCATCAATGCCACGGCTCAATACGATCCCGACGTATTGAACCTTGGTGACGTGTCTGAAATTGCCAACGATGCTGGCAAGCTTGTTGGCTTGGGCGATTGGAGGCCCAAGCATGGTCGTTTTGAGGCTGAAGTGGTGCCCGTCACTGAAGCCCTGAATCGCATGCTCGCTGAAGTAGCCTGATCACGCTGGGCATCCTTTGGTATAAGTCCCAGCAGGGCGAGGTCTGACGTGGCGAGTTGTGGCGCGGCCCAATGCGGATGGACGAGGCGCGACCTGGTAAGGTTAAAGTTGCAGACGGCAGCACGGAGCCCGTAAGGGCTCTCTGCTGCTCTCTTTGAAGAGTGGTTGTGGCAGGACCAAACAAGGTAAGGTTAGGTCAGGTGATGCCTGGCGAGGTCCCGCTGGGTCGGGCGAGGCGTGGTATAGCGAGGCAATAGCTGCAGACGGCAGCACGGAGGGCGCAAGCCTTCCCTGCTGCTCTCTTTGGAGAGTGGTCGCGGTAGGCTTCGGCTCGGTGTGTTGTGGCAGTACACGGCAAGATGCGGCTTGGCGACAGTTGCAGACGGCAGCACAGGGAATTTCGATTCCCTCTGCTGCTCTCTTTGGAGAGCAGACTCGGCATGGCTTGGTTAGGCAAGCTACGGACGGGCGCTGTCGGGCTATAGCTGCAGACGGCAGCACAGGGGGCCCTGGCTCCCTCTGCTGCTCTCTTTAGAGGGTGGTCATGGCAGGGTCGTGCCAGGTGCGGCGCGGCGAGGCAAGGTGCAATTTGGAAGGGCGCGGCAACAGTTGCAGACGGCAGCACGGAGAGCTTCGGTTCTCCCTGCTGCTCTCTTCGGAGAGTAGTCACGGTCAGGCTAGCTAGAGTTGGGCAGTGTCTTTTTTTTGGTGCGGTCCGGACTGGTCAGGAACGGCGTGGAAAGTCGTGGTGGGGGAACAGTTGCAGACGGCAGCACTGGGGGCTTCGGCTCCCTCTGCCGCCCTCAAGCGGTTGAGGCATGGTCCGGTGCGATGCAGAATGGTGCGGCAAGACAAGGAGAGGTGTGGCGTGGCCTGGGAAAAGAAAAGGGTGCTTCGGCATCCTTTTCCTCTTAAAGATCCGGCTAGCCATGTAAAGGCTTGACTGTCCCGGCCAGTGCGGTATTGTCCCTTTGTCACCTCCTGTTACCATGCGCGACATTTCTTCCGTTGCTTCATTTTTCGCAATTTCATGCGGCATCTCTATGCTTTTCGGTGCCGCCATTATCGACATCAAACCGCCCGCAAAAGACGCACTAGCGTATGAAAAATGCGTGCAAATTCACCCCGAGCGTTATTGCGGCATCACCTACCTTGGCAAGCAATGACTAAGCAAATTGTTGCAATGGTAGAGTCTCACGGTTTCAAACTACAGCGTCAGAAGAATCACTATGTTTTCAAACATCCCTCTGGTAAAGTGTTTGTTTGCGGAAAAACTCTTAGTGATAAACGTGCATTGATGAATATCAGGAAAGAAGTGGTGCGAATCTTGCTGAAAGAATGACCTACCCCGTGGGCGCAATTGTTGACCTCAACGACCGACTATTCGGCTGGCGAGGACAATACAAAGTGTTGGTGCAGAAAAGTAATTTCGACAAAGTGCGCATCCAGAATCTTGGCACGAACAGTCAGCAGTTCGTGAGCCCTGATCGGCTGCGTTTGAGCAGACTGTCACAATTCTTCTTGAAGAGCCTCCACTCGTAGCCATAGGAACACCTTGGTGTTCCGACGGAACCATGCGAAGCATGGTGCCTATAAGCAGCGCTAATCGTTTAGGGGGTTGTCAAGGAGCTGGTGGTGTGGGCACAATGGTGAGCAACGGGGCGAGAGCCTCCCACTTCCTTTTTCCCATGGCACGAGTTCTGCTTCCCCAGTCCAAGACCGAGATCATCCGCCAGTTCATCTTTGACGCTGGTTCCTCCATCGTCTCTGTGGAGTTCCGCAAGGCTGATGGCACCATCCGTAAGCTCCAGTTCAATCCCCGCGACACACGGGAGATCAAGGGCACTGGCGCCCCCACCAAGAACCCTTCCATCATCCGTTGCCGCGACTTCTCCATTGCCCGCAAGGAAGGACAAGGTGCCTGGCGTTCCTTTGACTGCGAGCGTGTGGTGAGCATCAAAGCCAACGGCATCGCCCTCTACGTTTGATCGGACTTTTGGGGCCATTCCTGGCCCCCTCTTACCATGAAATCTCTCACCATCACGCAACGCAACATTTATTTATACTTTCTGAACCATTTTCAGAAAGGCAGGCAGCAGCCTTGTTTTGTGCCTCGTTTCGCCTCACGAAAGGAACGGGAGGTCTGCCACATTTGGGCCGTGCAAGAGCTGGAACGGAAAGGCCTCATCCGCCTCGACCAAACCGCCAGCCATTACACCAAATGGACCATGCACCAGCCTGAAGGTTGACAAGGGGCCCGTTTGAGCTTATTGTTGTTTCAACGGGCCGAGAGGTCCACTATTCCTTTCCTCCCATGTACACAGTTCGCAACTACACGCACAACGGCTACTATTTTCCTCCCACACAAAGCATTTACCAAGCTGCACGTCTAAAAGATATTGTTTCCCATGTGCGTCAATGCATGGAAGATAATGACTATCAAATTGGCGTGTTTGATAGCGATGGCAACTGCAAAGGCTTTTGGGTGGACGAAGCTGAAGCGATTAGTGATGGTGAAGGAGGAATGGTGCTAGAAAAACCTTCCTATGTTCTCTATCGTTCTGGGAAGATGCCTGCAGGCATCTGGAATGTTCACCTTTCTAAATTTAAGAGGGCCTGATGATTCTCATTGATTTCTTCACTGAAGAAGCCTGTAAAGGCACTGAACTCCTGGAGGGCTGGTACTGGTATGAAGACGATGGGGAAGCCGTAGGAGGGCCTTTTGAAGATCAAGAAGATGCCATGTTGGCTGCTGAACTTGGTATTACTTGGGCTGATCAAGAATAATAATTTTGGGACTTTTGAAAAAGCGGTATAGGGACTTGCTGAAAGGCGGTATAGGGACTCGCGAGAAAGCGGTATAGAAAAAATTTTGGAACTTGAGAGAATGCGGTATATAGCGCTGAGCCCTGAATGCCGCACTTTTTTAGTACGTTTGTACTAGCGATAGTACGTTTGTACTACAGTACGCCTGTACTACAGTACGCCTGTACTAGTTCGGCCGATACGGTGCCTGATCAGGATACGGATCAGGGCCAGGGAGGCGATCAGGATACGAATCAGGGCCAGGGAGGCGATCAGGATACGGATCAGGACCAGGCAAGTGATCAGGATACGGATCATGATCAGACGGGCTGGATTCGCTAGTACATTTGTTCGCTAGTACATTTGTTCGCTAGTACATTTGTTCGTTAGTACATTTGACCTACCCAGGCCAGACTGGGCAAAGTCGGACCGACTTCGACTTAGGCTGAATTGTGAAGACAATCTTAAGATTGCCGAAACGGGGTGGAAACGGGCCTAGTTGTGCCTACCATTGGCAAGTGATCGGCGACGGTCACAGTCCTTTTGTTTCTCTCCCATGCTTTCCCTGGTCTTCGCTCTGGTTTGGAAACTATTCCTGCCCGCGCTGGTGTTGATTGCGCTAGTTGACGTGCTGACGCAATCCCAGCCGCAACGGATACGCCGCTTGTCTCGTTCTGGGCTTTCCCAACGTTCTATAGCGTCCCGCTTAGGCATCAGCCGCTATCAAGTGCGCCTAGCCCTTGCCTGACCCGTCAGGGCCCCTAGGGGCCCTTTCCCTCTTTCCCTCTTTCCCTCTTTCCCTCTTTCCCTCTTTCCCCGTGCAAAAGCTTTCCCCTTTCCCCGTGCTACTTGCGGCCCTTGCTGTCGGCATCGTATGGGCTGGTCACGATGCATCAGCCCGATTCAACCGCTGTACCGACCACCAATCCCTAGCCCACTGTCGGCTGGTTTTCTATGGGCGCTAGGGCCCTTTCCTTTCCTCTTTCCTTTCCCCCCTCTTTCCCATGCAAGATCTTTCCTCTTTCCCTTGGATCGTCAGCGCTGACACGCTGAAGACTGACGCTTTACTGGTCAAGTTCTGGAGCGCCGCTGAAGACCTAGCGGCCCGCTTCAGTCGGCCCTATTTACTGAACGCTGATACAGTCGCCAGACTGGAGCGCCTAGTAGGCGACGACTCTGACGCTGACGACTGGGACGACGACGACGCCGCCCATACACTCGACGACCTGAACGAAGCACTGAACGACGCGGCGCCGTTAGGTTTCCACTTCGGCGCCAGCAATGGCGACGGCGCCCTTTATGGGTTCTGGCTTTCCGAAGACTGGGCCGAAGTTCTGGAGCATTGCGGCGTCGCTGCTGACTCTGACCCTGAAGCCGTTGCGGCAGTCATCGCTGAACTGCATGCGCTAGGCGTTACACCCGAGAACGTTGAGGATACATTCCAAGGTGAGGCGTCAGGCTACGCCGAAGCCGAAGCTGGCGCCGACTATGCCCAACAGTTCGCCGAAGACATAGGCGCATGGGATGGCAAGGCTACGTGGCCCCACTCCTGCATCGACTGGGCGGACGCCTGGGGCGAACTGCAGGCTGACGGCTGGTCGCTTGTCCGCTGGTCCCATGCTCGTTGGCTTGTCTTTCGTTTCTACTGATCCCCCCCCTTTCCCTC